TTGCCAACACCACCTATAAGATTAGCAAACCCACCTGTTCTATCTGCCCCATACCTTGCCCCAGTGCTAGAAACATTTGTATAAGTATATTGACCACCTTCCTGGTAATTAGTATGACTTATAGCATTATCACTACTATCTAGCCATCTGTATTGCAAAGTTCTTTGTTGAAGTTTTGGTCTGTAATCCATTATTTCAATCATATACAATGTTTCAGGTTTAAATATATTTGACAGTACAATATTACTTGTATTACTGGTTATATTTGTTGAAGAAACAAGTTGAATGCCTTCCCTTGTATCTGTTCCCATATACTTCATTATGTAATTTCCATCATTGACAATGTTGCATCAATAGATGAACCAGCTTCAGCACCAATTGTTAAAACATCTGTAGCTTCAATAACCTGTTTTTGCCCACTCATTACTTCTAATGTAGTGTTTGCTGGTATAATAACTTCATTAAGTAAAATTACATCTTCATTTGTGCCATCATTGTTACCTGTTCTGCTTCCTGTGTTTGAAGATAATTTTACAGTAACATCTCTGTCAGTATCTGTTTTGTTACACAAATTCAAACTTAAAACAATCCCTTCCGTACTTCCAGCACAAGTATATATTGTGCTATAAGTACCAGTATCAATTGCAACATCAGCTACTGTAAAAACCTTAAATGTATTTGCCATATTTTTCCTTCCTTGTTAATTAATTATTATCCTAATGCTAGTATTAAACTAACTGCATCTGCTTCACTAATTCCACCACTTGCAGTTGCCCATTTAACCCCTGTTGTTTCGCCACTGTCAGCAGTTAATACCTGGTTATTACTACCTATTGCTAACATTTGTGGATTACCTGAACCATCACCTATTAATATATGCCCCTTAGTAGTCATATCAACAGATGTAATAGCACTTGTGCCATTACCTATTAAAACACCATTTGCAGTTAGTGTTGATGCACCTGTACCACCATGTGCTACTGCCAAATCTCCACCAAGTGTTATGCTACCAGCAAAAGCTACTGTACTACTACTAGCAGTTGCATTGGGTGTTACTGTCATGTGCGTAGCATAAGAACCACCTATAAAGCTATCTAGTGTCATTGTGCCACCATCTGCTATACTCCAACGCCATTTGTCTGCATTATCTTCACCAGCATCAGCAAACCAATATTGATTCATAGCTGAACCACTAGCTCCTTGAACTGTTATATCTTGTACCCATTCAGGTATGTTACTGCCACCCATTTGTAAAAATGTGTTATCAGCACCTTTTGCTAACCTGGAAAGCTGAGTACTGGAACTTGCGTAAACAATATCACCAGTAGCTTGTGAATCAAATACATGAAGTCCTACGCCTTCAAATTCGCCTTGTGTTAATTCTGTTCCTACTGAACCATGTTTTAATTCATTCGCCATTATTTTGCCCCTCCTAATAATTTATTTTCTTGATTTATTGATTCAATTTGTGCTTTGTTTGTAAAAGTGTTTGTAAAACCACCGAATTGAACAAAGTCACCCCTTTCTTGTGCAGTTGCATTAATGTCAGCTAACGTAACTGCTCCTTGTCCTTTTCTTCTTCCTATCATCATTGCTAATGCTGATTTATAAGCATCTTGCCCTTGAGCAGATAACATACTTGGCATCATGCCTTCTATACCAGCCCCACCAAGATGCACTGGCAAAGCACTGCCACCAGTTCTGTCTCCACTTGCCCCAGCTATAGGCTGAAAAGCTCCAATTGCTTTATGATAATCAATCCATGATTCAGTAGCTATTACAACTGCTTTTGTTTGTTCTTCAACAACTTTCTTATTTTTATCCATCATTTCATTTAACATATCTTGTGCTTCATCAATATCTGATATTAAATCAGGAAGAGTTTCAAGTGATTCTGAAAGTTCATCTATTGCTTCTTGCGTAAAATCAACACCCTTTTGTGTTAATTCAATAAATGCTTCTGATAATTTTTTTACTGGTTCTTCTGTTTTTTCTGTAAGATTAGCAAATTGCCCCATATCATGATTTAATCCCATAACACCAGCCATAAAATTCATTAATGATGCTCTTACACTTGGCAATACTCTGTCACCTAAATCATCTAATTCTTCTTTTGGTTCTTTTACTACCTTACCTACTGTGATTAATGTTTCAATAAAAAGATTCAATGGGGGAATAACTACATTTGCCAGGTTATGCCCAACTATTGATAAATTTGTTTTTAACTCCAACATATTGTCATTAAATATTTCTGCTTTTGCACTGCTTTCGCTAGTCCAATAAGCATTTTCTTCTGCTCTTTTACTTACTTTTTCAAATTCTTCAGCACCACCAGCCAGTACGCTATTCATTTGTGTTCCAAATCTTCCTAGCACTTGTGACGCTAAAGCTGACCTGGTAGTGAAATCTTCAACTCTTAATAACCCATCTGCTATTGCATGAAATAATTCAACTGTACCTAATTTTGTTATTCCATCAAGTGATATGCCTAATTGCTCAAATGCTCTAACAGATAATATTGAACCTTGTTGTGCATTTAAAATTTGCCTTTGCAAAGTTCTTAAACCAGCTTCAAACCCTTGTAATGTTGTGCCTGAAAATTCAAACACCAATCTTAATTTGTCTAACTCTTCTACTGCAACGCCAGTACGTTTAGACATTTTTCCTAACATATCTCCAACTTCTAAAAAGTTTTTCACTGAAACTGCAGTAAACCCAGCAACTGCACCACCAACTGCCATAATTCCAACTTTCATTTTATTAAAAGTATCGCCAACACTTTTGCCAAACCCTTGCATTTGTTGTGTTGCTTGTTTTGTATTTGCTTTTAATAATACGCTTAATTCACTTATGTTAGCCATTAAAAAATTCTTCCCTTAATTTATTCCACATTTTGACTTGTTCAGGTGACATTTTACTTGCATCTGAATTAAATGCCACTTTTGAACTTTCAGCCATTCTGTACTCTAATATTTGTTTTACCAAATTCCAATCCTGTTTTAATGCTACATCTGGTGTGCAACCAAATGATTCGCAAACTATTGAAACAAGTCCCTGTGCTGGTATTCCTATTGACCCTGTTGAGTCAAAGATGTATCTTGCAAGGGACTTAATTCGTTTTTTTCTTCACCTTTTGTTTCACCCATTGTAGCAGTTATTAACCAAAGCACTTCTTCATTATACAAATCCTTAAAGACTTCAGGATTCTTATAAGGTTTAGCTAAAGGCTCACCATCAATCCCAGTCCAATTCCAATCAACTACTCTTTTTGCTAAAGATTCACAAATTGAATCCATTGCAACAGATAATTCATTTTCTTTTGCAGAATTTCTAAATGTACCTAAAGCTAAACTTTCTTTAATTGTTATTACTGGGAGAACCTTAACCCATTCATTTTCATGAAGTTTTATTGGCTCTCCCATTTTTACAATTTCGCTTCCTTCAATTACTTGCCCTATATGAATAATGCAATCTGAAGAATCTACTTCTTTTGGTTTTATTTTAAAGTTTTTCAAAGTTGTCCCCCTTTAATTAATTGTTTAACTTACTGCCCTTGCTAATGCACCACTTACCTGGAAATCAGCAGTATATGTTGTTGCTCCACCTACATCAGAAGTTATTGAATAACTACTGACAAAAGCAGAACCACTATATACTGGTGCGTTAGTCCCAGCAGAAGCACCAGTTGTTTCAAAAGATGCAGTTGCACTTCCACTTCCTATCCTGGTAAATATAGTTGCGTCCCCTTGAGAAGCCGCTGGGTCAAAAAACCCACTTACTGAATAGTTTGAAGTTGGAAGTCCTTCAACAAAAGTACCAGCAGAATCACCGAATGCAGTAACTTCAACAATGTTGACGTCTGTTGTCTGCGTTATAGATGATAATTCATCTTCAATAGCTACGCTATTAAATGAAAAATCAGCAGTCTTTCCTGATTGTCTTGCCATTTTTTACTCCTTATTTTGTTAATAAAATTTTTAATAAACTATTTAATATGTTCCTACTTCAACACCCATTGATACCATGCAGTTGAAGTTTGTTAATCCACTATATTGCGTAACATTAATTTGCAAATAGCGTTCACACGCATCAGTGGTTTGAACTGACTGAACCCCTACACCTGATATTTGTGCAAATGCCAGGAAGTCCCCATATCCACTACCACTTGATGATGAATCTTGTATTTTAATTGTTGCAGTACCACTACCACTTACTGCAGTTACTCTTAAAGTTGCAGTTTTAGTGCTACCAGCACTTAATGTACCTATTGAAGATGTTGAACCAGTATCAACTCTTGAAGCACTAACTGCTCCTGTTCCTGTCAAAGCAGTTGAACCTGGTGTATATAATATTGCACTTCTTCTTATACTTTCAGTAGATGTTGCAGTTGTGTTAATTGCAGTTGCTCCTTCAATTGGATTGTCTATACCTTCACTTGATAAATTTGCTTTAACTTCATAAGCATTGTTACCTATTGTTAAACCACTTGGAGCAATCATAACTTCGCTTGTGCCAGTTAAGGCACTATTAATAATTTCATCTGATTCATTATCTGTAGGACTAAAAAAACTATTTAAAGTAAAATCAGCACCTGGTAAGCCTTGCACAAATGTACTGGCTTCATCACCAAATGTTGTAACTTCAGGCAAATTAGAACTTACATTAAATGTAAATGAATTTGTGAATGTTTCAAATTGTGATGTATCAATATATATATCTGTAGATTTACCACTTATTCTAGCCATTATTCACCTTCCTTAATTTCTGTTTTTTTCTTTCTTGGTTTTCTAACTTCTTTTAAAAAACCATTTGTTACTAATGAATCAATGTCATATCCATTGTCTATATCTTCTTGTCCTAACTCTACAACATCACCAACTGTAACTTTTAACTTTCCAAAGTTAAAAACCAATCTGCCTTGTAATACTTCATAATGTTTGTTTTTTCTTTTTTCTGTCATAATATTTCCTTAATCAACCATTACTAAAAAATCTATTTTTACACCTATAAAAGGTGTGCCATTAAATTCTAATCCACCATAATCTCTGTAACCAGTCACTAATATATCCGAACCATGTGTACTTAAACTTGCTGAATCTATATAAGCTGGTATTGAGCCACTTCCAGTAGGTTCAATTAAA